AGGTTTAATTATTAACAAACGGATATGTGTTTCATATCTCCTAAAAATGTGGAGCGCAAATTAGAAAATAAAGAGAAAAAAAACAACTTAAAGGATAGTGTTACTAAACTATGTTTTACGACAGATATTCTATATTAGCATTATTTTTGTGTAATTCTGGAAGATTTTTCTTAGAGCCTTATACAAAGGACTTTGGGAGAATTACCCGTTTTTGAGGTAATGACTTGGCAACCGTGCTATTTGCTGCGTTATGCTATGAATTGCATTCAAGTAACTCATTTCAGCTACAAAAGTAATAGAATAATCCGATATACGCTCAATTTTACATCTCATATATCGCATTATGAAATATTTATCTGGAATGTTATATGTAAAATGAGCAAAATTAGTATCTTTGCCAAATAATGTCAAGACAAAAATAAGTAATATGCTGTTTACAGAGAAAATCAAAGAGCTACGCATTCAAAATCAAATGCCTCAAAGGCAGATTGCAGCTGCTCTTGATATAGATACTGCAACATATTGTAAGATAGAGAAAGGCGAAAGAAAGGCGAAAAAAGAGCAAGTAGTTATATTATCGGAAATGTTTCATGTAGAAATAACAGATCTCCTTACATTATGGCTTGCTGACAAAGTTACCGATATAATATCTGATGAACAAGTTGTAGCATCCGAGGCTCTTTTTATAGCTGCTGAAAATTTAAAAAGAATAGGTTAATATGGCAAAAGTAAAATTATACCCAGAAATACAAGTCCCCGAAATGCTTTTAGCAGATCGGCAATCTGCGTATGGACTGCGGACATATATCAGCCTATTCAGTAGTGCTGGTGTAGGTTGCTATGGATTCAAAGAGAAGGGATTCTATTGTGTGGCTACGGTTGAGTTGTTAGAACGCAGATTAAAAATTCAGAAGTTCAATCAGAAATGCGTTTATAACAGCGGATATATTTGTGGTGATATGACTACGCAAGAAACAAAAGATAAGGTTTTTGCGGAGTTGGCTACGTGGAAAAGAGGATTCAATCTAACTGATTTGGATGTGTTGATTGCAACACCTCCTTGTCAGGGTATGTCAGTAGCCAATCATAAGAAGAAAGACGAACTTAAACGCAATTCTTTAGTTGTTGAGTCTATAAAAATGACTAATCAGATAAAACCTAAATTCTTTGTCTTTGAAAATGTTAGAGCGTTCCTGACTTCTGTGTGTACTGATGTTGATGGTCGAGACAAGTCTATCAAAGATGCCATTGAGGCAAACTTGTCTGGAGCATACAATATCCTATATCAAGTTGTAAACTTCAAGGATTATGGTAACCCATCAAGTCGAACAAGAACACTGGTTATAGGTGTTCGTAAAGATTTGAAAGAGGTTACTCCATATGACATTTTTCCAGATAAGCAACCTGAACGAACTTTAAGACAAGTTATCGGTCATTTACCATCTTTGAAGAAGATGGGTGAAATTTCCGAAGATGATATTTATCATAATTTCAGGAAGTATTCGCCTCGTATGGAATCTTGGATTGCGGATATTAAGGAGGGACAATCTGCATTTGATAATACCGATATTACAAAGATACCGCATAGTGTAAAGAATGGTGTCATTGTGTATAATGCCCGTAAGAATGGCGATAAATATACTCGTCAGTATTGGGATAAGGTCGCACCTTGTATTCACACTCGTAACGATATTATGGCAAGCCAAAATACCGTTCATCCTGTAGATAACAGAGTGTTCAGTATCAGAGAGGTTATGCTTATGATGTCCGTTCCTTCATCTTTTAACTGGAGTGACATTCCTTTTGATGAGTTAAACAAAATGTCATTGAAAGAGAAAGAAGCATTCCTGAAGAAAGAAGAAATGAATATACGCCAGAACTTAGGCGAGGCGGTACCTACCATTATATTCAAACAGGTCGCAGCAAAGGTTCGTAAAATAATATGCAAACCAACTTTGTCTGAACAGGAGATAAAGGTATTGATTGACAAAAAGAATTTGGCTACACATTCTTGTTTGGTGGACTATATTAGAAGCAATAGCCATTATGGTTTTGCTGAATTGTCTAAAATTGCGGAGTTGGCAAATGCTCAAAGAGAAGATAATGCAGCATATTACACAAGGCAAGACATATGCTATACGATAGTTAAAAGTCTGCCTGATGCAAAGAACTATACGGAGCTAAACATATTAGAGCCATCAATTGGTGTAGGTAATTTTTTGCCTGCTCTGATATTGAAGTATGCAAGTGTTCAGTCTGTTAATATTGATGTGGTAGATATTGATGCAAACAGTATAGAGATTTTAAGAGAGTTGGTTGCAAAGATTGATGTACCCAACAATATCCATATCAATTACATCAATGCCGATTTCTTGTTGCATAGCTTCAATAAGAAGTATGATATTGTTGTCGGAAATCCTCCATATAAGAAGCTGACAAAAGAGAAACAATTGTTGGCAAAATACAAGATTGGCGCATCCAATAAGGATACCAATAATATCTTCTCATTCTTCATTGAGAAAGCAATGAGAATTGGAAATGTTGTATCACTGATAGTGCCCAAGAGTCTAATAAATGCTCCTGAGTTTGATGCAACACGCTCACTTATGAAAGAGAAAAATATCTCTCGCATAATTGACTTCGGCGAAAAAGGGTTCAAGGGGGTAAAGATTGAAACTATCTGTTTTATTATTGACACCCAAAAGAAACCTCAGAATACATTTGTAGAGTCATATATTACTGATGAAGTTAGGTGTCATCAGCAAGCATATCTTACAGACGATAGATTCCCTTATTGGATAATTTATCGTAACGAGGCTTTTGATGAGGTAGCAGACAAAATGGAGTTTAATGTATTCAAAGCATATAGGGATAGAGTTATCACCAAAGCTATTACAAAAGATAATGGCAAAATCAGGGTGCTAAAATCTCGAAATATTGGCAATAATGAGATTGTCAATATCCCTGATTATGACTGTTACATTGATAGTACTGAGGGGTTAGATGTGGCAAAATATCTTAATCAAGCGAATTGTGTTTTGCTTCCAAATTTAACATACAATCCTCGTGCTTGCTTCTTGCCAAAAGGATGTATTGCCGACGGCTCTGTTGCAATCCTTACATTGGCAAAAGACGATGACATCGTAACGAATGAGGATTTGGCGTTCTACGCTACTGACAGCTTTACCAAATTTTATGCGATCGCCCGTAATTTGGGCACACGCTCACTTAACATTGATAATAACTCTGTTTTCTTTTTTGGAAAACTTAAACAGCAAAGGATATGAGATATGTAATCAACGAATACCTTAGCCAATTCGATTTAGATATACGCAAATCGCATGATGCAAGATTTGTGGATCAGAAGTGTACTCCCGATATTGTATGCTTTATGGCAGATTGTGTTATGAATATGGTGGCAACAAAGCCTGTATTTGTAATAAACGATGTTTGGGGAACACAGTATTTCATTCAGAATACAAGAGTTATCTTCAATAAGCCGTGGGCTAATGACAAGAAAGCCTATAACGAATACAACAAGGTACTTTCTCAGCCCCTAAAACTTCTTGCATATGCTCATATCCTTAATGTAGAAATGGTAGATGGCGCATTAACTTTCTCCGTTGCTAATGAAGACCTATTGGATTACATTTCACGTAAGGATAGAAACGCATACAACTTCTTATATTGCTACTTTATGAAAGTAATGTCAGATAGTGGCTTTATGAAGTACTTTGAAGAATATGCAAAAGACAGCGTTGATAATCCTGTTGCTGCAAGAGATGAGATATACGAAAGGTATTACCGTTTAATCAATGGCAATACTCCATCGCATTCACGATTGGATATTAGGCGTATGTTCCACAAGGTATTCAATGTATATGCAGCCGAACATCATCTGCACGGAAGTAATGGTAAGATTACCTACTATTCTGATTTGATGTACAACAAGAAAAACTGGCGAGATATGGATAAAGCCAAAACAGTCACTCGTCAAGAGGCAATGACACCTGACAGGATTGAAAAACAAGAGGCTATCAATACTTACTATGTTCAGAAAGCAATTGCATTGATTAGAAAGATTCATACGGTCAGTGAGGTTAATGATAGTTGGGGCAATGGTGAAGCAACACAGGTGCATCACATATTCCCCAAATCACAATTTCCTCAGATTGCACACTATGTTGAGAATTTGATATTACTTACGGCAACGCAACATAACACAAAGGCTCATCCGAACAATAAGACCCAACAGGTCAATAAGGATTATCAGTTGGTTTGTTTATTAGCAAAAGCTGATACCATAGAGAACTCTTTATTGCGGTTTGGGGATAAGTATTATCGCAAAGAGTCGTTTATATACATAATAAACATAGGGCTAACGGCAAACTTCAGTACAGGGTTGTCATTCAATGATATAAAGACCAAATTAGTTCAAATCTATAACGCAGCATAATATGTATAAACAAAAATTTGGGCATAATAGCCAGATTCAATTTGCTAACGAACATGAGTTTTATAAATTCTTAGGATACTTAGCAAAGTCTGATGGAAGCACATCTTTGGTTTGGGAACATAATGAAAACCAAGGAGCATGGGGAAGCGAGGGACGTATTCAGATTCATACCAATAATATGCCTCAGCTATGGCAGATTTCATTAACGGCAGGCAATGGTGGTAATGTTATCAATCGAATAAATTGCAATGAGTTTGTAGAGAACATATGTACGCAACATGGTTTTATATATGGTGGAATACAGAATGTCTCTCAAATACAATCAACTATACCTCAACAGTATATTGATGATTTTATTGATGGGCTGAATTTGTAATATAACGATATAATGGCAAAAAAGGAATCGAAAGAGAAGTCATACAATATAAAAGTTCCAGTATATACAACAACTATGCTGGATCAAACTGTTGGTCTATTTGGGAATGTGTCATATCATGATATGATACAGATGATAAAAGATAAGCTTTCAAAGTTTTCTACACCCATAAGTTCCTCAAATCGGAATAAAACGAAACAAACAGTGATAAATGGTATAACATATCAAGATATTACAATTGAGAATGTACCTGCATTGCTTTTACGAATATCTGCATTTAATACCAATATGTATGATGGTTATTTTGAAGCCAATGAAAAGATACAAATAACGAAAGATAATAAAATCGGTAGCGATACAAATTTTGTTCTTTTATACCCACGAATAAAAGGGTTAAGTGCTGAGACATATACTTGTTTCTTTCTTTTGATGGCATACGAAGATCCAACAAAAGATAATGGCGAAGTTTGCAGATTGGCGAAAATTGTTGTCAATAAAATACTTGAAATACCAATTCAAAACATTAAACTTCCTATGATATTTGACGAATTGAAAGATATTTTAACTATACCCGAATTACAAATCAAATATCGTAGTATATCTGATGCTGAAAATGATGTAGATGTCAAATACAGAGAATATTTATGTACACAAAAACTTGAAAAGAAAAAAGATAGAATTTTCAGAAACATCCCTCGTGAAACGATGGTTGAATTGCTTGCTGATAAAACTGAGGATGAAGATTACCAACAAAAAGATACTCGCATCTTTATAGGCAAGAAAGAATATCGAATAAAACGAGAGTTAATCAATGAAGCAAGTGAGGAACTTAAAGAGACAGCTGAAAAGATATTTAATGCTTCTTCTGCAATTTCTCAAACCGAACTTGATACAAAAGTACATGACTCGGATTTTATAGTGGAAAAACTCAGTGCAGTATTGACTAATTATTTAAGTAATGAATGAGTATATTGTTGGTATAGAATTGATACAAGATTGCTTCTCGGATTTATGGACGTTATATTTAACGTTCATAGGTATATTGTTGTCAATTCTTACATTGCTATATTCATTTGTATTAAGTAAAAAAGATGAGTTAAAATTAATAGCAGAACAAATCAAAATAAATGGCATAACGCCATTGGTTAGTCAAAGAAAATGTTTTGTAACATCATATATTAGACGTTTAGTTGAAATCAATAAAAAATGTTTTGGGTTACTGCTCACATCTATCATTATGGATATATTTTGTTGGTGTGGAATGCGCTTATCATTTATATTTGATAATACAACCTTATTCTGGCTGTTAATTGTTGCAATAGGGTTTACGATACTTATTGGCGGGTATGTTCTATATGTAGGATATAAACTTGTGAAACAATATCAGTCGGACTCAAAAATATAGAATTGAGGAAATGAAGTCAATGGCATCCATTCATAATTTTGAATGGTTGCCATTGTTGTTTAGAGTTTCACTCCATGATTTAAGTTCTTGTTATTCTGTATTCCGATAGCTTCTCTAAGCTCATTCATCTTCTTTCTGAACCAACTCACGTGTGAAACCCCATCTATCTTGAAATCAAATTTTCCGCTTTCGTTCTGCTTAATGGCGCAGACGGAATGTCGGGTATCAAAACTTCGGTTAAATTCGGTGGAATAGAGTTCTCCCTTTATTCCAACCTCCTTGAACTCACACAATTTTCTGATTATTCCGTCATTGAATCCCAATCGGTCACGCAGGAAGTTTATTACGGGCATCAGCTTCTCCACATACGGAAAGTAGCGTCTGACAAAATCCGTAAATTCCGACAGCTTGCGGTGCTGTTGCTCGTAAGCGTTTCTTATCTCCTGTATCTGTTCGGCTTGTTGCCGTTCCTGTTGTCGGGCTTCATCCTCAAGTTCAAGTATGCGGTCTTGCAAATCCTCGTTCCTGCGTTCCAACGATTTCATTCTCCCACTCCCGAAAAGAGAACCCACACTGCTTGCAAGGGCGGTTGCCGTATCGGTGGCTGCATTTTTAAGCTTGTCGGTACGGATTTCCGCTTTTACCTGTCTTAATTCCTCCTGCGCTTCGGCTTTCTTCTCCTGCAACAGTCTGGTTTCGGTTTCAAGGGCTTCATTTTTCTTTTTCATGTCCCGATAGTATTGCGTGGTGGTAGTGTGCCGTGCTTCCGAACCTCGTACCCCTCGCTGCAATCCGTATTTTGCCATAACCCTTGCATAATTGTCATGGTATGCAATCAAGGTCTGACGGTTGAACAGGTCATCGGCACACAAACGGACAGAAGTTTTTTTCTTGCGGTACTTGCGCTTACCGTCCTCCTGTTCTTTTTTGGCTTTGCGTCTTTCGCCCGTCACGATTGGGACAACGGCTGCATGGATATGCGGTGTCTTCTCATCCATGTGCAGATGTGCGGCAACTACATTGTCTCTGCCGAATGTGGCTTGCAGCCATTGTATGCTGTCGCTGCACCACTCATCAAGCCTCCCGTTATCCTGTATGTTTATCATGTCCTCATGCGTACCCGACAAAACCACACGAACGACACGGATTTGGTCGCGTGTGATTTTCCGTTTGATGCCTGCCGTGTTTAACCGATGGGCAATCGCTTCATCCCTGCCGTGAACGCCATCGGGGTATTCGACAAGTGTCCTGTTCAGATGTGTTCTTGTCGGGTCTGCGTTTTTAGGTATTATCTTTCTCTCTATATGGTCGGACTGTGTGGTGTCCGATGTACCTTTTGCCTTCTTTATGTCCAGTGAAAAATATCCCATATCATTTTGATTTTTGCGGTTATTGTTATGATTCTTCTATCTGCCTGTGGCATTGGCTCACAGGGTTTCCAAAGGGATTTCCCTTTGGCTCGATAGGGTGTTTTTAGCGTTACGGAGTAATGCGTGAAGAAAACGCCCTATTGAGCTATGGTATTTCTGTCTAAATACCCATGGAATAGCAAGCACATATATTATAGACGGAATCCCCCTTTCTTTTTCGGTGGTTGCATCATCCGTCTTGCGGATTGGACTTGCCGTTCCTGCTTCATCGGCTCTGCCGATTGGGACAGGGACTTGCCGCACAGATAATCGTTCAAGTCGTTATACTCACGATAGTACAGCGACTTGTCAAGCAACCGTTCACCGAACTTTGCCTGCAGGTGCTTACAAGCATTCCGTCCTGCCGTATCGTTATCAAGGAAACAGCCGATTCGGGGATAGGTTGCCAACAGGTTTTCCGCTTTCGCAAGATTGGAAACAGAGTTCAGTATGATATAGTCCTGCGTGTCCAAACGGGGATATTGCGGATTGTTCTTCACTCGGATGGTAAGAAACGACAGATAGTCCATGAAGCCCTCGAACAGATAACACATTCCACGTGGTTCTCCACTCTGTCGGATATGGGTGATGTCTTTCGGGGCAGCGCATCCCTTGAAATAACGGTTACGCACCTCATATCCTCCTGCCATGTTCGGGAAGCCGATGGCAAAGTATCGCTTGCCACCATGCGTGAAATGCAGTTCCTTACATTCTTTTTTGGCGAGTTCGGGATTTATCCTCCGTTCCTGCAAGTAAGACAGCAGTGCAGGTGAGGATAACTCCGTGACTTGCAGGTGTCGGTACATCGGTTCGGGAACAGACTGCCGACCCAAAGAGAATGGCATATGGCTGGCGGTGTGCAGGTGCGGTGTCTGCTTGGCGATGCACTCCAACAGATAGGCTACATTCTCACTGTGATACAGTTCCGCTGCCAATGCGATGATGTTTCCACCCTTGCCGATACCGAAGTCATACCATTTTTCAAGCTCGGTGTTCACCTTGAACGATGCGTCCGTTTCTTCTCGCAGTGGTGATTTGTACCATAGGCTTTTGCCTTGTTGCTTTACGGGCATATAGCCCAGACTTTGCAGATAATCTGCCAACTTGATTTGTTTTGAATCTTGGATTGTCATATTACATATGGTTTTAAGGTTGATAAAAATTTGTTGATTTGATGAATAGTTGATGTAATATGCTTATATACAAGATTGTAATCTCTCAACATCTTCTCAACAAACCACTCACCAAAAGAGAAATCCACAAACAGGTGCCGATGGTCTCTCAACTTCTCTTTTGGCTTGTTGAGATTTTGTTGAGAATGTATATCGTTTATTATCAATATGTTTATACTCATATTCAACAATTCAACAGAAAAATGATAGTGTTATAAGGATTCAAGCTGCTCCCTTGTGACGGTGTAGAAGCGTCCCACTCTCCTTACAGGCTCGTAATGGCTCTCTTGATTATAATTCCCTTGATAGGTGGTGTAGGTAAGCCCGTTGGGTGCAGGTGTCAGTTTCCAGCACTCCTGCACCACCTTGCGTACTTGGTGTTTCTCCGCTTTTACCTGCGAGTGCATCAATAGTACAATAAGGTCGTTAAGACAGAATGAAACGCTGTCTGTCTTCATGGCAGCCATAATGTCGAGCAATAACTCTGACATCTCTATCTCCAACCGGTTGCGGTTACTGCGGATAATCCTCTGCAAGGCTTCGGTATGCAGCAATGAGGGGTTGAACCACATCCGGTTCTCCCTTTCGGTGGATAGTTGGCGGTGGATTAGGAAATGGAGAAAGGCGGGTATCTCCGCTTTCAACCGTTGCAGGAAATCGGTATCATCGGACTGCAAGCGGTTTATTTTGCGTACCCAATAGCGTGTTTCGCCTACATCGATGATTACGGGCAGATACTCGTTGTTGGAGCATAACACGAACTTGGCAAAGAACGCTATCTCGTCACGGTCTTTGCCTTTGGCTTCCACCTTGTAGGAGAGTGTCGTGCTGAGGTTCTTCAACCTCTCGCTGTCCTCCCTGCGGTTGAGCAGCACTTCATCCACCACGATAAGGAGTTTCCCTGCCCAGTCGGAATTGAACTGGCTGCGGAAATCCTCGTTGGTGTTGAAAGTCACATTGTTCTGAAAGAGGGCTTTCAGAAAGTTCAGGAAGGTGCTTTTGCCTGTGTTGCGTTCTTCCGATACCAACAATAGGATAGGCAGCTTCTGAATAGGTTGCAGGTAGAGCAGTTGCAGATAGTCCATCCCCAACTCGTATTGCTCTCCGAAGATGTGATGTACCAAAGATTGGACGTGCGAGAAATCCCCCTCTTTCGGTCTGTGGTCTATCGGTTCATAGAGGTTAAGGAACTTTCCGACCACAGGACGGTAACCGATGTGTTCGGGTACGGTGCAGAAACCGTCATACTTGGGAACGCTGCCGATATAGTCCTTGCCGTAGTCTTGGCGCAGGGTCTCGTTGTTCCATGCGATGCGTTTCTTTATATACCCTCCGTCCAGTTTCGGCTGCTCCACAATCTTGTAGAGCGTTGTGCCGACACGGATAAACTCTTCCTTTGCCATGCCGCTATCCGTTGGCGGCAGGTGGCTGTCTTTTGATTTTCCAGCTGTCATATTCACTCGATTTAAGTTTGAAAAATGTCAGCTGCAAAAATATAATCAATTATCGGATAGGTTGTTACGCAAAATATAGCAGAATAAAGAATAAACTCCCTTGAAACAAAAACTTTCAATGAATTGAGGTAAAAATGGATTGTGCAAATGAAAAACTCCCGAAAAACGAATGTCGGATTACGCTTTTCGGGAGAAGACAAGAGTGCCTGTCGTACATACTTACCGACTTGCTGACTGCATTACGTCAGTACTGCGTTCAAACTCTACGAAAGATTTTCGGACTTGGCTGTATCTGTACCATTCAGCGAAAGGAAGATGGTTTGTTTTTCTTTTCGCAAGTAAAGTCTTTCAAGAACGGCATTGCGCACCCTCTCCGCTCCGAATGTACCGATACGGAAAGCAAGGGCGATTATCGTTTCAAGGTTGTAAACCTCCATGTTGCATTTGTCCGATATGCGTATGGTGCGTTTTATTTCGTATTCCCTTAAAACTCCGCCCTTACAAAGTGCCCTTACTCCTGCACGGAGAGTCGGGGCGGTTACTCCGAAAAGTTCACATACTTCCCACTCGGTCATGGCGGTTGCGCCTATATCGTCCGGCATGACAATGCTGCCGTTATTGTCCTTTAAGATAGTGCTTCGTTTCATGGCTTCGCTCGGTTATGGGGTTACACTTCCGAATGATGCGTTCAGCTTGTTTCCGAATATCGTAAGGTCGTTGTCAAGTTTCTGTGTGGTTATCTTCGCATAGATTTGAGTTGTGACAATGTTCGTATGTCCCAAGACACGGCTCACGCTTTCAATGGGCATTCCTTTGCTGAGAGCCAACGTTCCAAATGTATGACGTGCGCAATGGTAGGAGATTTGCTTTTCTATTCCGCATTCCGTTATCACCTTTTTAAGCTGTTTGCACATCGTCCAATAGTTGATTTTCCCGAAAACCAGCTTGTCTTCCGACAAGTGTCTGTACCGTTCAATTATCTGCAAGGGAATATCAAGCAACTTCACTTGGAAAGGGACATTCGTCTTGTGCCGTTTGGCGATTATCCATTTCTCACCGTTCACTTCCACTATTTCGTCCGTTGTAAGCTCTTTCATATCCACGAAAGACAAGGCGGTAAAACAGGCGAAGATAAACAGGTCCCGTACCAATGCAAGGGTGGGATTGTCAAACTCATGCGCCATGATTCTTTTGATTTCATCCTCTGTCAGGTACTCACGCTCCTTTACATTCGGGCTGATGTGGAATTGTGCAAACGGGTTGCTCGGTATCAGTCCGTTATAGTGCGCACGCATCACGACACCTTTCAGCCACATGCAGTTCAGCCAGATGGTGGCGTTTTTCAGTCCCCGTTCGGCGGTAAGATAAGCCGCAAACTCCTTGATGAAGTCGGGTGTAAGTTCCAACATAGACATATCCGTCCGTTTGTAGAACGACTTGATAAAGGCTGCGACATAATTTCTTGCCCTTACCATCACCTTGTATGTACCGATGCTGCGGTCTTTGCCGACACGTTTCAGAAAATTGGCGCAATCCTTGTCAAAAGCCTTTATCAGTGTCTCATACTCGCTGCCGATACCTTGATAGGCATTGCGCACCATTTCAGCCGTAACGTATGCCTCCCGGTCTGAAATGCGCTGGTAATGCTTGATGATTTGCGCCTTGATGTTGTCCAAGGCGTGGTTGATGTCCCGTGCCTCGATGCTCTTGCCTCTGGCTCGGTTGCCTTTCGCATCCCAAAGGGTTTTCGGGATGGTCTGCTTGCAACTGAACTGCGCCACAGTCCCGTTGATTGTCACTCGTCCCATGATGGGGACAATACCGTCTTTCTCCTTGCTGCCGTTCACATAGAACAGCACTTTGAATGTACTTCTTGCCATACTCGTTTTTTGTTTGCAAAATTAAATATCAACGAGTTAGACCTTGATACGCAAATCGGTGACAAACGGTGAAATAGCATCCGGCATATGTTAAATCTCACTTCTTATCGGGTAATGATTTGCAAACCGTTCTTCTTCTTAAATCCGCTTTCCTTTGCGTTTTTCGTTTTTTCGGCTTGGCATCGTTTGACACCGTAACGACATTGATATTAAGTCATTTAGCGTCATTTCCCCCGTTTTTCTCGGTTATTCCAGAGATTTTTTGTAACTTTGCCACAAAATAAGTTATCATGGCAGGCATCTACCTACATATACCCTTCTGCAAAAAGCGTTGCATTTACTGTGATTTTTTCTCTACTACTCGTAAAGAACAGAAAACAGCATACATCCGTGCATTGTGCCACGAACTAACTGACCGGAAAGACTATCTGAAAGGAGAACCCATAGAAACGATATATCTAGGTGGCGGTACTCCCTCACAATTGGCTAAAGAGGATTTCGAAGCTATTTTCTCCCATATTTATAAGGTGTATAAAGTAACCCCCAATGCCGAAATTACTTTAGAAGCTAATCCCGATGACTTAACATCGGAATATATCTCTATGCTACGCACCTTTCCTTTCAACCGGATAAGTATGGGAATTCAAACTTTCCAGGAAACGACTTTAAAACAACTCCAACGACGACATACCGCCGACCAAGCCATTCGTGCCTTCCAAGGCTGCCGCACGGCAGGTTTCCAAAATATCAGTATTGACCTGATGTATGGGCTGCCCGGCGAAACGCTCACCTCATGGAAAAAAGATTTAAAACAAGCCCTTTCCTTACACCCGGAACATATTTCCGCTTATCATCTTATTTATGAGGAAGGAACTCCCCTGTGGAAACTCCGCGAACAACATAAAGTAGAAGAAGCAGACGAGGACTTAAGCGTTTCCCTGTTCGGTACACTAATCGACGAGCTCACTACTGCCGGATACGAGCATTATGAAATATCCAATTTCTGCTTGCCAGGTCTTCATTCCCGGCACAATTCCAGTTACTGGACAGAAAAGCAATATTTAGGTTGCGGTCCTTCCGCACATTCCTATAATGGCATTTCACGCCAATGGAATGTAGCTTCACTAGATAAATATATAGAGGGGATCTCAAGCGGAAATCCCACATTCGAAGTAGAAGAACTTGACCTATATACCCGTTACAATGATTTTGTCATTACCCACATACGTACACAATGGGGAATGCCACTGCCCAAACTCGGGAAACAATACGGAGAAGAACTGTACAAATACTGCCTGCATATGGCCACCCCACATTTACAACAAGGAACACTGGAAATAAAAAACGATACGCTGAAACTGACCCGTAAAGGCGTTTTTATATCAGACGGGATCATGAGCGACATGCTTTGGGTGGAATAACCAATACTCCAGCGAATATTCACATATGCTATTTTAAAAGCATTCCCAAAAAATAAATGAATAATTTTATAAAATACGATAGGGAGATTTTCAAGTTTCCCTGTCTTTACTTATATAAACCAATAAACTAAAAAGATATGAAAACAAGTACGCGCATAGTTCTTCCATTCTTCTATGCATTAATGGAAGCTTATGCTTACAATAGCGAAAACGATTCTGAAGAACACAGGAAAACGGAACAAAAGAGTTCCGAATGCAACCATAACACAAATCAAATTTTGGAAACTCTTTCTCCGAATATTACAAGGAGGATAACAGACCCTGAATAAAGGCATATAAATTATTGAATAATAAAAGAAAACTAAAAACTAAATGATTTTTTCAACTTGCAATCAATACAGTATCAAGGGAATTTTCTTGATACTGTTACTAATGATTTCCACTACATTCATACAGGCCCAAAAAGCAGATCTTTC